AAAAAGTTTATTTTAAAATCAAATATGGACCAAATAAATTTTTATCGTAAAATACATTTACCAAAAGGTCTTCATTCATTTCATATAATTTATAATAATATAGGAAACAATTATTATTGTAATTGTCCATCTATAGGTAATGGATTTAAATATACTAAATATTTTAGTTCTTTAATATCAAATAATAGAGATGAAAATAATATATATATTGCGAATAATTTTAAAAAAAATATAGAGTTAATGTCATTTCAACCAGAAATTGAAAAAAATATTGAAAAATATCAATACGATATATCTATTGGTGTAAATAATAGTCAAATAGTTTTTATTGATAAATCTTATCATTATGTAGACAATTATTTAACTGAAAGTTATTAAACAAGTATTATAAGAAAAAAATATAATCTTTTATAATATTTATTATTTAATTAGAGTAAGCAAGACCACCCATACCACTCATAATTCTTAAGACATTGTAATTTGTTGCGTAAACTCTGACTTTAGATCCTTTAGATGCGGGGGATGGGCTAGCACTACCATCACCAAGTGTATCAACAGATAATTGTAATACAGCATTATCAATTCTTGAGAAATTACATGTTCCAGATGGCTGATGTTCTTCTGGCTTAAGACCAAATGAATAAACATTAATACCAAGAGCAGGAACATTCGTGTGATGTTGATAAGGTTGAACATAATTAAAGTAATCTCCTTCTCTTTCTTGGAAACGATCGTGACCATTAAGTTGTAATTTAGCTTTGACAACGGCATTTCGGTTAGTGTCTAATGTTGTAGTTGGATTACCACCTAAAGTTGGGGCAGCAGAAGTAAGACCTGTTCCTAAAGCATCCGATGGATGTCCACTAAATCCCAAGTCTGTATCTGAATCACGATGAGAAGAGTAGTTAAAGTACTCTCCGGCGACAACAACATCGTTGCATTGGACAACCCAAACAAGTTCTTTAACCGGGTGATTAAAATTAAGTTTAACTTTACTTTGTGCTGAAGCAATAGATTCTTCACCAGTATATTGTAATTGTTCAATAAGGTATTCATGTGAAACTTGAGCAAATCTTCTTCTTTCATCAGTATCAAGGTAAATGTAATCTACAAATAAAGAGGTATTTTTAAGACTTAATGATGAATTATTAACGGACCCGCCGTTACTTTCCACACATTTTGATAAATCACTAAATTCGACGTTAATCTTAACTTCATGATATTGAAGAGCGATAAGAGGTAACGCAAGGCCAGGGTTACGACAAAACCAAAATTCAAGAGGAATGTATAAAGTTGTATCTGGAATAGTTCCCTGAGTCTCTGCTTGGGTTAGAAGTGGAACATTACCTAACATACGTGCGTATCCGGATTGTAAACCAGGGGATTGTGATAATTCGTTCCATAAATGTAACCATTCACCATAGTGCTTATCAATTCGTTGTCCACCAATTTCAACTTCAACATTCTTAACTAATTGATGTCCAACCCAATTAGTCCAATTAAATGATGTCATACCCATCACTGTTGAATTTGATGGGTTAGTTGCAACTACTACTGAAGGTAAAGTTGTTTGTACGTATACGCGGTGAATTAAATCACCGTTTCTGGAAATAGTGCAACTAACTTTTTTTACGAAATCGGGGTTACCATTGAAAGTCTGTTCAATGGATTCCATTGAGAAATTCGTGTGTCTTCTATAAACTACCTTGAAGAAGGTAATCTGTGGATTACCAGTAAGATAGATGTCTTGAGCGCCATAGGCTACTAATTGCATTAAACCACCACCCATTTTAAATTATACTATATAAAAAGAAAATATTTTCCGAGAAAAAACGATATTGTTAATTTAATTGATCATTTAATTAATCATTTAAATTAATTTGTATTAATAATGGTGTTGATATCAAGGTTATTTTTTGTAAAATATTTTAAAAAGTTATCGAGGAAAATCTCCTTTTTAACCTTCTTTTTGTTCTTTACAAATTCAAAATTATTTTTTGAAATCTGTTTTACCGTCCAGCCATTGATAATCGCGTTATAAATAAACAACATTTTATGTAGACTTAGCATATCAATATTATAATCCATATTTTCGACACAATTCATAAACTATATAATATTATCTACTATAGTTTAAAAAAAAACTTAACGAAGACATATAATATAAAAATATTTATTTAAATATAAAACTTTTTCATTTAAAGGTAAACTTTTAGATATAATTACTCTATGTCATTATTTAAAGAAAAAAAACTGAAACATTCTAAACATAATATCAAATTCAGAGTAACTATTGACGCCAAGCATGTTGATAAAATGAAGGAATTTTCTAAAAATAGAGATTCGGTAGGTGATTTAGAATATAAATTGAATACCCTTAATCATAAATACATGATTTTATCTTCTAAAAAAAGTATAGACTTGAATGATAATGAATTAGAAAAGAAATTATCTCTTAAAGAAGAAATAGAAATTTTAAGAAATAATATACAAGAAGCTAAAAAAAATAAAAAGGCAAATAACTACCTTCTCAATACTAGTAATATTTTATATCAGTACTACGACAAAGATACAGGATATAAATCTGTAAAACACACGGAAAGTGATACTAAAACTGTTTTAGACTTTTTTAAATCTAAACAAATTGAATTAGTTAACAATGATACTAATAATATATATTCTAAAAAACAGATATTAAATAAATATCTATCATATGTTGAAGAAAACTATATAGTCAATGAAAAATCAGAGAAAAATCTTGATATGTGCTTGGATTGTGAAATAGAAAGAATTTTTCTAAAAGCAGAAGGCATATATGTTTGTCCTAAATGTGGTAATCAAGAAAAAATTCTTATAGATTCGGATAAACCATCCTATAAAGAACCACCTAGAGAAATAAGTTATTTCGCATATAAAAGAATAAATCATTTCAATGAATGGTTAGCACAATTTCAAGCAAAGGAATCTACAGATATACCTAAAAATGTATATGATCTAATTAAAAATGAATTAAAGAAAGAATCCTATATAGATGTTAAAAATCTTAAGACAAGAAAAGTTAGAAATATTCTAAAAAAATTAGGTTTAAATAAATATTATGAACATGTCCCACATATAATAAATAGGTTAAGTGGTAAACCAGCACCTATTATAAATAGGGAGACAGAAGAAAAGCTAAGAATGATGTTTAAAGATATCCAAGCTCCATGGATGAAACATTGTCCTAATAAAAGAAGTAATTTTTTGTCATACTCTTATGTTTTATATAAATGTTTACAATTATTAGAAATGGATGAATTTTTACCATATTTTAGTTTATTAAAATCTCGAGAAAAACTAGCGGAACAAGATAAAATTTGGAAAAAAATATGTAAAGAATTACGATGGCAATATATAAAAACTATTTAACTTATTTAATTATATTTTAATAAAGTTAAATAGTTTTATTAAATAATAATTTACATTTGGGGAAATCCGGCAAGGTTAGCACCAATACCAAATCCAGTTCCTTGTCTTGCGGCATTACTGATACTTGGTGCGTACATATCTAATAATGCAAATGTAGCAGCAGCGGTAATCGCAATCATAACAATTTCTTCAATATTCATCTTTTTCTTAGGGATGTAATAAGCGGCGACGGCCACCGCACCACCCTCAATAAGATATTTGACAGCTCTTTTTACAACTTCTTGTAAATCGAATGCGGATTGTAAATCACTTAATTCTTTCTGTAATCTGTCCATATTTATATATATTATAAAAAGAAAAAAATTTTAGCTTTTCTCTAAAATTTTTTATTAAAAGAAAAATATATTAAAATATATTAATACTTAAAGAATTAATTCATATAATATACCATATGTCTAAAGAACCAGAAAAAGTTGAAGATTTTTTAGAAGCCGATGATCAAATAAGGGGACAAAACTATGTCTGTTTATCATTTGTTTCTCCTGATAAAATTTTAAAAAATAAAGATGTGTTTTTAATACATGAATTTCTTAAAAAAATGTCAGATAAATATGACCTTTCTGAAAATGATATACAAGATAAATATAGAGATTTTATTTATGCGAATGGGGAACAATTGGAAGATATATTTTATAAAGAAAATGATTTTAAAACATCTGTAAGAGGTTTGAAAGTTAGAGGAGTATACGATACACAGAAAGAAGCACAGATAAGAGCGAAAGTTCTTCAGCGTAAAGATAAACTATTTAACGTATTTGTAGGACAAGTTGGATTTTGGTTACCTTGGGACCCTAACCCACATCAAGTCGATAACCAAGAATATTTCGAATCAGAGTTAAATAATTTAGTTAAAAAATATCAAGAAAACCAAGATGATAAAGAACAACACTTCCGCGAAAATGTAGAATATGTAAAAGATCAGGCAGCTAAAAAAGCTGAAAAAATGAAAGGTGATAATAAAAAAATAGAAGAAAAATTAGAAGAAAAATTAGAAGAAAATATTTTAGATGACGATATGAAAAAAAATTTAGAATCAATTGACCCATGGCTAGCTTCTAAAGAAAAACAAGCAGTAAATAATATTAGTAATAATTCATCACTTTAAAATCTATTAATATAATAAATGAAATCTTTAGTCATTATTTTATTTATTATAGGTTTACTATTTATTTTTGTAGGATATTATAATAAACAGAACAATTGTCCTAATCCTAAAATAGAGTATCGTTATATCCCAAGATCATTTTATGAGGAGCAAATTACAAGTTCTGATTTAAAAAATCTTTATAGTGATATTTTCGATAAACCCAGTACT